TTTGCCACGATATTCCAGCATTGGATCAACGCCCGTCATTGCCTCAACCGCCCCAGCCGCAAAAGTACAGCAATCGTGAGTCCCCCAAGCAAAAGGCTCATGCCTTAGTCCCGAAGCATAACTAACTAATTTAGTCTCCCAGTCGCTTAACCTAATCATAATAATTGCCGCCTTGTTATATCGGTTTCGGTGCCAGCACCGCCGCCACCACCGCCGCCGCCGCTTCCATAAATAACGCCGCCACCTACGCCGTTTGCTGCCGCTATAGTTGCCGCCGCACTGTTATCACCGCTATCATATTCGCTCTGCATCATATACGTTTTATTGGACGCACCTGATAGCGTTACAATGTAATTTTCAATGGTCATTGAGACTTGTTGAGAAGTAGGAAAACCGCCTATTTTTATGTCGTTCATAAAGCCCGTGTAATACGGGATGATTGAGCCCACTTGAGCCTCATCCTCATCCACGCAATAAAACCAAAGTCTAGCCGTCCGTCCTTGCCATCTTGTTACGTCACCTAAAAGGTTGAGCAACGATGAGCCTCTAACCCTAATATAGTCATTATCTCTATCTTGGATAAAACTTTCGTCCCGCGTTTGTATATATTCCGTTCCCGATAATATTCCATTTAATGCGACGGAAACAGTATCAGAGCCCTTTTCATTATGGGTAACTGGAGACACTTCAATAAGATTATGATCAAGGCTAATATAAGTGCCATCTAGCTCGCTATCGCCTGAGCCGCTTATTGTTTTATCGTAAATCCCAGAGGTTGCCCGCAATACGTCGCCGTCGAAGTCTGCATATAGCAACATCCGCCAGTGAAGGATCGTGCCCTCTAGTGCCGCTTGGGTGGTTGCATCAACCATCTTAGAAACTCTCTCTAAGGTTGAGCGTTAAGGTGTAAACATCACCTATTACTACGCTCAAAGTTGGCTCCTCTACGAAATACATAAGAGCATACGGATTCTTATACTCAATAGCCGCATTATCTGCGGGTGCGCTGCGGATCGGCGGCTCAAATTGCAAAGTGGCATTGCCTGATCCATCGCTTGTTATATCTGCGGTAAGCTGCAAGAGTTGATTGCCGATCGTTACATATTGCCCAGCCGTTAAAACTGTCGTCGATGCCGCAAAGCCGTCGGCTGTTATTGTTCTCCCCGTTTGATCGGCCCCGTTTACAAGTGCGGTTTCTGATGCCGACGATTGCGCTGTAGGATGCACGGGTATTTGAAAGTCATTGGTGCTACCCCTTGCTTGAGCAATAAAGGAACGCCAGGGACTAACTGTTGAGTCTCCCACGATAGGAGGCATCTCTATTTGGCATTCCCACCATCCTCGATTTGAGGATAAGACTTGTCTAGCTCCCGTCCAACCGCTCACGTTATTCTGCGATGGCATGACAAGCTTCCACGCCATTCCTGCGGGCTTTGGAGTTGAAGGAAAAGTGATAACCGCCATTTATAAGGCTCCCGCTAGTTTAGGCCGCCGTAAGGTATTTATTGTTTTATTTTGAGCCGCCGCAATAATAGATGGGGCAGCCTCAAGAATGCCTTGTTGGACTTGTGCCTTAACCGCAGCCGGATCGGTTGAACCTCTAGCGTCGACGTTTATAACCATTCCGGCAGTTCCGCCACCGATACCGCCTTTTCCGCTTATCATCCCAGCCGACATAATGCCGCCGCTTCCCATTTTGCCGCCCATGATGTTTCCGCCAGCACCGCCGCCGCCGACTAAGCCCCCAGTCTTTGTGGCTCCCGCTACTTTGCCAGAGCCACCGATCGCACCTTGCAAAGCTCCGCTAACAAAGCCGACGATTTGCTGGACAACGAATAGGCGGAATAACTCATCAATTACTGTCCCTATCACGGATTTGATTGCGTCACCAAACGATTGCGCCCCAGTAATAAGCCCTCTGAATATGCCGGAAATAGTTGTGCCTATTGCTACAAATGACTGCTCAAGGTTTTTCGCTTCCTCTCTAGCTTCTGCCCCTCTACTCTTTAACGCCTCAATTTGTTTTGCCTTAATCATATCGTTCATTTCAACTAAGGCGGTGAACCGTTCAGCCATCAAGTCTCGTTCTTTTTTAGCCGCACGTTCAGCCGTTGCAGCATATTCATTTAGAATATCTATTCCGGTTTTATGCTCTTCATTTAATCTATCTCGTAATACTAATTGATTCGCGAGCCCTTGCGTATATTGAGCCTCAGTAATAGCTCCGCTCTCAAAGCGCCGCTGTAAGTTAGTCACGGCTTCACTGATGCCGTTCAATCGTTTTTCGACTTCAGTTAATTCTCTAGTTGTTGCCCTAGTTCCTTGTGCCGCTTCAGGCGTTGAAATGAAAGGTTTCTGCTCCGATAAAGACTCTAATGCTTCTGTTACCGTATTTATATTTTTAGTTTCCAAACCAAGGTTAGCCACCGCCGCACTAAATTCTAGCATTTCTACTGTATTTTCTTTGCTAGATTCAGCGAGTTTTTCAAACGCAGCTTGTGCTTCTGCCGTAGCCCCAGACAATGCTAGTTGAGCCGCCAAGGCCGCTTCGGTCGGCTTAATAGTTAGTGCAGTCTCTACAACGCCACCCATAGGAACGGCAACCGCGATAACATCGCTTTCTTTTTTTCGTTCTGCTACTGCCTCAAGCATCTGCCGCGTTTGCTCGGCTCTAACTCTAGATTCAGCCCTCAAAACTAATAATTTTGACCTTGCTAAAGCTATGGTGGCAGCATCAGCTTCTTTAATTTTGCCCGTCGTTGTATCCATCACACTAGCAAGAATACTTTGAGCCCTTGATGCCGCATCGGTTGCAAATTTTATTTGGCTAAGTCCTTCTGCCAACTCCTCGGCTTGGGCAGATGAACTTTTCATGCTACTAAATAATTGTGAGCCAAACATAACGGCAAGCGATAAAACAGTGCCCCCAATACCACCTAAAACAGCGCCAAGAACCCCAGCCTTGCCGCCTAGCATACTCATAGCAAAACCAAGCTGACCGATTTGTTGACTGAAAGCGGTGCTAAACTTTGCCCCGTTTTGCATTTGTGTTGAAAAGTCGTTTATCTGAAATCCGATTTGGTTAAAGGCCATCCGATTCCGGTTAGTTGCTTTAGTGTTATCGTTAGCCACGCGAGCTTGCCTCTGGGCAGCCCTTCCAACATTATCAAAACCTTTTTGTAGCTTTTGGGTGCTAGTTATCGCTTTATCTAGCTCAGATTGCCCTCTAAATTCCGCTTTGAGCCTAAAAAGAACCTCTGGTGATACAACTGCCACGACACTAACCCTTGCTTTTCTCGTTCATTGACTTGTAGCGTTCAGCGTCGATTTTACAATATGCGATCCAAAGATGATACTCTTCTAGGGGTATATCTAATATTTCATCTAATGTTTTACCCAGCCTATCCGCTAAAGTCATTAGGTTGAGGAGAAACGGATCTTTTTCTAGTCGTTTCCCAACTCCTCAGGTGATCCTTCGGTTGATAACATCTCAGCCGCCACCCGTGAGATTATTTGCACCTCCTCACGCATTAAAGTCGGTTTGTGACTAGGATTAAATATTTTATTACCATCCTCATCCTGGGCCTTCAGTATTATTAAATCCACCATGCCTTGCAGGGATGGATCAGCGAGAAAATTATTATGCCGACGTTGTATTTGATCCAGTTCCCGTGCGAGGAGCGGCCCGAAGTATATAACCTCGGGCTCGTCTTTCTCTCCCCACTCTGGGACTGAAACAGTGCTGCGGCGATCAACCCGCGATTTAATCCTATCTGCTATGCTCATATTAAAATCCTAATTAAATTAAACCGTCGTTGTAGTTAGTCCGCCTGTCCCTTCAAAAGTGATAGTTTGCGTAACCATGCCATCAACTGTGCTGTTTACATTCTTCCCAGTAACTAAGCCCGTCCCGCTAAAATAGGTGTCGCCAGAGTCGGCACCTTCTGGGTAAAGCTCAAACGTAAGAGATGATCCAACGGTTGCGGCTGTCTGTCCAGCGTCACCCTCGTTAAAGAATACCTCAACGCTACCAGAGAAGCTTTGAAGGGTTACAATTCTTGATCTAAAACTCTGCCCCATAGCAGTCGTTTCTACAGTGTCGGCAGTATGATCGAGGGTAAAGCTAGTGACTTCGCCGATAGTGTCACTACCTACTTTAACAGTTCCCTCTACTCCAGCGTGAACGGGCATTATTCAGTCTCCAGCTCGGTTTCTTCGGTTTCTTCGTTTAACTCGGTTTCGGGTTGCGGCTCTTCCAAGCTATAACCCGCTTTCAGTAAATACGGCACATTTATCTCCGGCGCAAGTGCCGTATAACCATTTTTATATAACCTTACGGTTTTCATTGGGCTGTCTCCACGTCGCTAATCGTTGTGCGGTATTGCACTTCATAAGTAAGCGTTACTTCACCGATAGCTTTTTCCGCTTCTGGGTTAATATCAACGGAAGTTCCCGTTAGGTGGCAACGCTTGGCTAATCCATTAAGTGTAAAGTCGGCAGCAATAGCCTCCTCAATCTCTACGGCTATCGTATCTAACGTATCAAAAACCGAGGTTGAGGCACCGCTAACGAATGCTTGCACCGATACGGATAGCACTCGATCGAGGTTAATTGTGCCCATAACTTGCAAATTACTTGTCTCGTCGTTTGTATAAACAACCACGGCGGGCAACTTGTCTTGATCTAGTGCGTAACGCCGCATCTTATAAACATTGGAGCCCGTTGTTGCTAAACCTGTTACTAAGGTTGCG